CAGCCGCGGGAGCGGGCGCGGCGTCGGCCGTCCCGAACAGCCCCGAGCCGAAGCCTCGTGCCGCGCCGATGACCGGCTCGGAAACCTTGTCCGCCAGCTCCAGCCCGTACATGCCCAGCCCCTGCACCGCGGTGCGCGCAGCGGTGCCGGCGGCCTGGGCGTAGTTGCCGGAGCTCACCTGGTCTTTCAGTTCCTGCGCCCGATCCTGCATGTACAGCTCGGACGGCCCGGCCGCGCGCGCCTCGGGCTGCCCGCTCGAGCGCGGCGAGAAACCCCGCGTCTGGGGTTCGGCCTCCGCCGCGGCGCCAACGTAGGGGCTACGGCCCGCGCTCGGGCTGCCCTGCGGGTAGATGTTGGAGGGGGAGATTTGCTTGCGCTGCTCCTCGTCCTTGACCACGCCGCCATCGGCGAAGCTCGGACGCGTCGCGTATGTGGTGGCAGACGGCTGGCCCGGCTGACGCTGGAGGGCCGGCGCGGGAAATCCCACGGCCGACGGCGCGGCGTTCACCGGCGTGGTGCTGCCCAGCGGGGTTGGCGCGGTGCCGGGGGGCGCCGTGTTGGCGGGCTGGCTCATGCTGGCCAGCTTGCTTTGCGCAGCATCGCGGTCGGCGCTGGGCATGATGGAGCTGGCCGTCACCTCCAGGCTGCGCTGGGCGTTGCGCTCCGCCCACCCCATCGGTGCCCCGGGCGCCGCTGCGGCGGCTGCAGGCGCTGGGGCAGCCGGCTGGGCTGCCGTCGCGGCGGCGCTCTGCAGCGGGTCGCTGACCAGCCCCCCGTTGGCGAAGAAGAAGCGCGGCTCCGGCGGCGCCGGCGGCCGTGCTCCCGGGGAAAAGCCGCGCACCGGCGCGTGGGTCGCATCCTTCATCTGGTCCAGCGCCTGCACGCCGATGGCATGCACCTGCTCCGGCGGCAGCTTGAACTCGCCGTTGCTCAGGTTCACGGCCACCTTCCGACCGGGCTGGAAGCCGCGCGCGCCCATGGTCTCGAGGTTCTGAGCCCCCACCTGTTGGGTGCTGTCGGCCGGCATGATGTAGGTGCCCGGCGCAACGGCGTCCTGCACGTCGTCGGAGGTGCCGGTGCCAGGCCCGCGCACCACGCCGCCGCCGGCATATCCACTGGTCTTGGCGGCACGGTGCGCCGCCGGTTGAAAGCCTCGCATGGAGCCTCCTGTGATGCAGATGTGCCGATTCTTCGGCCCAGCCGCACGCCTGCAAAGCCCTATACGCGGGCGTTGAGCCGGCTGCCTGAGCTCAGCAGGGTGGTCCACACCTTTCCGTCAACCGCTGGCACCGTAGTTGTAGTTGTCGGTCGTTTTGGTGGTGTTCCAGGTTTCTCCCTGGCTACCTTGCCCAGGAATTCCGGCCGACACGTGGATAGCCGGCATTGCGTCGGCCGCGAGCTGGGCGGCGCACTGCCCGTCACCCATTGGTCGTTGAACCGGGTGTTGGAATCTGCATCGACTCCGAGTAGTTTGCGGACGCACTGACACCCGATCCGCCGCTCACGCTGGAGCCGAGAGAGATACCAGCCATCGCGCCGGCCGCCAACGTGGAGGCGGCCTGGCTTGCGGACTTCAGGGCTTCGAGCTGGATCGACGCCACACGGATCATCTGTTCCATGTCCGCGACGTACTTCCGGATTTCCACCTCGTAGGCTGCGATCGAGGTGCGCATGTTGGCCTCCTGGGCCTGCAGTTGCAGGCCAATCGCGGCGCTCTCGGCGCCTACCTTGGCTGTGTACCGCGCCGTGTTGGCACGGTGCGCCTCGGCATTGGCCTGGATCGCGGCGCTCTGCTGCTGGATGAGCGTTTTGTCCTTGTCGAGGTTCGCAACGAAGGCCTGCACGCGCAGCTGCGCCTGCGAAATCTCGGCCGCCTGGTTCTTGATGCTGATGTCGGCCTTCGCAGCTTGGCCGGAGACATACGCGCTGTAGGCGCGCGCCTGTGCGTCGATGAGGGAGGCCTTCGCGGTCTCGCCCTTGACGCGACTTTCGTAGGCGTCGAAGCGCACCTTGTCGGCCTGCAGCAGCTCGGCGTGCGCCTGCACCTCGGCCTTGAAAATTTCCACGCGCGTGCGCTGTTGCTCGGATTCGAGCTGCGCGCCCTGCATCTGCGACTTGTAGATTTCCAGGTCCAGCTGCAGCGCCTGCACCTGGGCCTGGTAGGTGCGCACTCGCTGTTCGTTGACCTGGCCCTTTGCCAGCTCCCCGTCCAGCTCGGCGCGGTACACCTGGATCCGTGCAAGCTGGGCGTCCAGGCGTGCGCGGAACACGGTGGCCTCTGTTGCATAGGCCGACTGCTTCGCGTTGAAGATGGCGATCTGTGCGTTCAGCAGCGCCAGCTCGCTGTCCAGTTGGATCTTGGCGGCCTCGAAGGCCCGGCCCGCCACGGCGGACCAGATCCCCACCAGCACCTGTTCTGCGGCAATGGCCTGGGTGCAGGCGAACCGCACATTCTCGATCTGGGCATCCGTGACCTTGATGAGAACGTCCCGGCCCAGCGTCTGCTTGCGCAGCATGGCCTCGGACCGGATGGCGTCGATGCGGTTGACCATCATGCCCGGCGGCATGGTGAACCCGCGCGAGGAGAACTCCGTTGCGGCGGCCGATATGTCCCGGCTCACGGCGATGTCTTCACGCGATGCGGCGCGCTCCCAGAGGGCTTTTTCCACAGCAGGCGGAAGCCCCGTGCCGCCAGCCCACATCCGGCGCAGCTGGGCCAACTCCTCCTCCAGGATGGTGACCTTGTAGGGCACCTCCCGCCACTGGAGCACGGTCGATACGTGGCTGCCCTGGAACTCGGGCGACTGGGCTGTGAATTCCGGCAGCGTCGGGAAATCGAAATGCGGAATCACGATGTTGTCCAGCGAGGGGAGCAGCGGTTTCTCCAGCCGAGGCGCCTCTGGCGGCACCACCTCCCGTATCGCAGGCGCCGTCGGCGCGGCCCCGTAGTCGCGCCAGTCCGGTGCCTCCGGAATCTGGATGGCCGCGAACCCAGGATTGAAGCCTTCGACCTCGATCTGCTGCACCGGGGCGATTGCGCCCACGACCACGTCCGAACGGTTCACGGGCGTCACGACGCCGAAGCTGTCGCGGCCCAGGTCCGGCAGCTCCAGATTGCCGGTGACGCTGGCCTGCAGATCCGGAACATCCGGAGCGCTGCCGGACATCAGCAGTGCAGGCGTGAACTTGCCCATCTCTTCGATCGTCTGCCGGGCCGCGTCCTGGGCCTTGACTGCCCGCTCGATCGCACTGCCCTGCCGCTCCAGCACGGTGTCGCGGATCTGCTTCGCCGCGTCGTAGGCCTCGGCAAATGCCCCTGTTGCTTCTCCCATCACAATCTCCTTTTGCTTTCGGCCACCTCGGCCTCGATGCTCGATACCCGGAAGCCAGCCCCGCCTACATTCGCGATGCCGATCCGCCAGTAGCGGGAATTCAGTCCCCTGCCAGGGACCACCCTGTTGTTGCGTGGCTGGGCCGCGGAGCGCGGCTGCATGGCGTAGGTGAACGGGCCGTAGCCCTGGCCGTAGGTTTCGACGGTCGCATTGAGCAACCCGTCCGCCGCGTAGCCGTACCAGAGGCCGACAACTCGCTTTTTGCCTGTGCCGCTGTTCTTGGGCGCCCCGCTGTCGGTAAACCCGCTGAAGTCGGTGAAGCCGTACTGCACCCGCGCAGGTATGGTTTCCTTGCTGTCCAGGCTGCCACCGACAACCGCGAGCCCTTCCGGTCCCACGGCGAACACCTTGCCATCCACAACGGCCATGTCGGTGAATGCCCAGCCGTCGTACCAGCTCACCCCGCCCGTCTCGGTGTTCATCACCCACGCAATCAGTCCTCGGTCGATCATCAGCAGCTCGTCCGCTCCCTCGCCGCCTTCGGAAACCTGCACCAGCGAGGTGGCGTGCACCTGCACTTCGTCCGAGCATGCTGCAGCGTCCTCGGCATCTGCGGTTGTCGTCTGCGCGGTGACGTCAACGGCATCCTCGCCCAGCCCCACATCCTCCAAAGCCATGGTTGGCTCTGCCGCATACGCCTCTTCGTCCCCGGCGCCGACCCCTTCGGCAACCTCCGAGAGGGACAGCAGCGTGGAATCCGCTCCCTGCGCCGGCTCCTCCAGCACCATGGTGGAGCGCACCGCCAGCGCGGCGGCGTCGATGCCGACCGCCCCGTCCTCCAGGAGCAGCCATGGATCACGGGTGGTAGCCTCGTCGGCGCCTGCGCCAGTCTCCTCCATCAGAACTTGCAGCCCGTGGGCCAGAAAGTCCGCTCCGAAACCAGCATCCGAGACAATCACCTCGTCGGACACCGATGGTGCCGCCGCGTCCGCCGCGGCAATCCGCTCTTCCACGAGGATGTAGCTGGCATCCGAGATCGCGTCGGAGCCAAGGCCGATGGCTTCGATGTCGGCGTAGTAGGACGCCCCACCGAACGCCGGCAACGTGACGCGAAACGCCGGGAGTTCCAACGTTTCGCCTTCTGAGGCCACAAGCAGCGCAGGAAAAGCGATCACGGCTTCGTTGTGCTCATCCTGCGATGCATTGACCGCCATGGGCAGCATCGAGACGTCCACGGATGCGGGCACCTCAACACCGCCTGCGGCATAGACCACCATCGCTGGGAAGCTGACCTCGGTGCCTTCAACGGAAGTTCCCTGGGCAGCAAAGACCGCCATCGGCTCCAGCGACACCAGCGCAGAGGCGTAATCGCCCTGGCTCGCCGAGATGGACATGGGCTGGAACTGCAGCAGCACCGGCTCTGCGTCTGGCGGGCCCAGCCGCACCGTCATCGGCTCGAAGGAAACACGCGCCTCGGCATGCTGCTCCTGGGATGCCCTGACCAGCATGGGAGGCATCGCGACGTATGCGGCGCCGCCACTCTCGATCCGATGCAGGTCCGCGTCGTCGATGCTGTCCGTCCCGCCCAGCAGTGAGGCATCCAGGAACACGCCGTACAGGCTGGGCGCCGAGCTGGCATAGATGAGGGTGCCAGGCAGTGCGAACGGCAGGCCATCCACACGGGTTTCGCCGTTCCCCCTGCAATAGAACACCTTGCCACCGGCCCTCACGATGTAGAAGGTCTCATCGGAGCTGTAGCCGGTCCATGCCGTGCGAGCGATGCCGGATTCGAGCACCCTAACCCGACCTGCGCTGAACGACAGAGCGTGCAGGATCTCGTCGGGATCGGCGGACCTGTCGGTATTGTTGAGGCCAGCGACAACCCCTGCAACACCACCGGGCACACGGAAGCTGAACCAGCCGTCTCCGGAAAGGCCCAGGATGCTGCGCGCCCCCGAAATCCACGTGAGAGATGCCATACCGCTACTTCAGAGTTCGGAAGTTGATGAAGGTGGTTGCCAGAGGATTGAGCTGCCACTGCCCGCGCATGTCGCAAGACAGCCCGTGCACCACGCCCAAGTCCCCCGAGAGCCGCTGAATCGACATGCGCGTCTGCCCCGGCCTGCACACCGCCCCCGGCGGTAGCGTCGTCACCGGGGCGGTGGGCTTCGGCGACGGGGGCGCAGGTATCGGCGACGGCGGGTAAACCGTCGGCGTGGGCGGCTTCGGAGGTTGAGCCGGAGGCGGTGGCGCAGGCGGTGGAGGCGCTGCGCGGATGAGCTTGCTCATTGCAGCGTCGGCAGAGCCACCGCGAAATAGTTAAGGGTCCACGGCTGCCCGGCGGTGAACAGCGTGTTCGACACGTTCATGTCGGCGTTGATGGCCGCAATCGTTCCCTGCAGCCGAGGCACGGTGGTGCTTGCAGAGCCGTCGTCCGAGGCGGGCGAGAGCCGGAAATAGGTTGCGGAGCCGGTGGTAGGAATGGAGTTGGTCTTCCACACCTGCGCGGTGTCCTTCGAGAGGATGCCGCCCGCGGCCGCGCCGAAGTTCAGGCCGCCCGAGCCGCCGTTGTCGGTGAGCGTCGCGAGCAACGTTCCGCTCACGGCTGCATCAGCGTCATCGGGCACAGCGCCGCCGTAGATCTTGAGCACGCTGCCTTGCAGCGCTTCCTTGAAACCAGTGGATTCCAGCATGCCATTGCGCAAACCGGTCGAGAACTTTGCCATGTGAGGCTCCTTATTCAGCGGGAAGAACGAGGTTGAAAAGCGCCACGGCCCGATTGGTGTCCGTGGTGATGGAGTCCATGCCGAGCAGCAGGCTTTCGCCTACTGCACCGTCCATGCGCGGGAAATAGTCGGAGAAGGTGTCGGGATCGCGTTCCGCGCCACCGACGAAGCGCCACCAGCCCGGGATGCCATTGGCAACGCCACGGATGACCCAATTGCCGGCCTTGACCAAAGCGCCAGGGTCATCGCCTCCGGCTACGCCCAAGCCACCAGTGGGAGTGCCTGGCACCGGCGTGACGCCGTCGGCGCTGACGATCGCCAGAAGCACACCGGGCGGGGCCTCGTCGGCCGTGCGGGGCTGAGAGCCGCTGTAGATGCGGATGTGCCCGTACTGCAGCATCGACCCCAACCCGTAGTTGGTGACGATGGCGCGGCGCAGGCCCGAGCTGAGTCGAATGGTCATAGCACTCCGATGGGCAAGATGTTCTGGGCGAGATCCGGAATGCCCGTGATCTGCTCCAGGGGAAGCGAAGAGTGGCGGATGAACTCGTCATCGCCGTACCAGGCGGTGCCATAGTCCGGCCCCACCCGAATGGTGTTGCTCACCTTGCCGGCATAGACGAACTCGTCCCGATGGAACGCTGCCAGGAAATCGACGGAGGCCTGGCTGCCGAGCGACATGGGCACGCCATGCGATACGCTCGTGCCGACTTGGCTGTGGCGCTGGCTGAACGTGGCCCCGTGCATCTGAACGTCTGCGCTATAGGCGCACATCCCGACGAGGCTCGCTTTATGCGTCACGGCCGCCACGGCGGTCTCCCCTGCGGGGTTCACCCGGATGCGGCGGGTGCCGTCAGCGGAGCGGAGAACCGCCATTGGCAGGAAGCTGGTGAAGCCCACGCCTATGTTCGTGTTCGTCCAACCCTGTGAGGCTCGGCCGGCCGCCTCCTCGTCCCCCGTGGGGAAGAGCACGTTTTCCTTGGACTTCACAGTCTGCCCCTGGATGACGATGGACATGCTGCAGGTGCGGGGATTGAGTCCTCCTACGTCGTAGCCGGTGCCCTGCATTTCGTATCGCATCAGGGCGGTCCGCACGGGGCGCAAGATGTCCAAATACAGAAGGTGGCAGAAGTAGCCCGACACCGTGAAGCTCTCATCCGTGTCGGTGTTGGTGACGGGCAGTCGCGTCCCGTCCGGGAACACGAGGGTGCTGCGCAGGCGGGTGCGTTCGTAATAGGTCGCCGGCCCGGTCGTGGTGCCGGCTCCGGGTTCATCCTGGAACAGCTCGGAATCCACCTCCACCGATGCGTACACAATAGACTCGCCCTGATAGTCGGCGAAGAGGCGGTACGAACCGCGGCAGGCCCTGCGCATCCAGGTGCTGCCCCACCCTACCGTCACATCCAGGCTCTGCTGCAGCACCTCGGCAAATGTGCCGCCGTGCCACTCCACGAAGTGCAGCACCTCTCCCCATACCCGCTCCGCATCCGTCGTTGCCGTCGTCACCGGGTCGCCGACGCCTCCATCGGCTGCGTAGGTGCCGAAATGCGACTCGGTGATGATCTGGTCTTCCGAAACCGCCTCGGTGTACGAGATCACCATTCGCGCGCCCGATTCGGAGAACTTCGGGTAGGACACTTGGCCCAGGTTGTCGGGCAGGCGGAAGCGTCCAAGCTCCTGCCGCGTGGCGTAGAAGTCGTGGGCCAGCCCCTGAAAGAGCACGATGAACTGCGGCCCCTCTGCAGCTTTCTGCCGGGCGAGGCCGGCGACCCTGAGCATGCGCCGGCCGCTCGCGGTTTGGAACCGGGCCGCGAGTGGGGTGAACAGCTCGGACAGGTTGTCATGGACCTCGATCGCGCGTCCCTTGAACCGCACGCGCGCCATTCCGCTGCCAAGATGCAGATCGATGGTCGGTATGAAGTAGCCGTGGCCCTGGGTGTAGAAAACCGATTCGATCCCGACTCTCTCATCTTCCGGCCCCTCCTGACCCGGCACGGAAGGCAAAACGAAGTTCTCCATGCCCATGAAGATTTGCGAGGCCTCGGAGCCCACCACGGGCGGGACGAGATCCTGAAATTCACTGTCGAGCGAGTACGGAGGCACCTGGCGTTTCTCAATGCCCACGCCTGCGTTGTTGCGCGTTGCGCTGTCGAGCGTGGGCCACATCTCATCCGCCGCCCAGTCCCGAACCATGTTGGCATAGTGGGCAGGAGAGCCGCGCCACCACTCCACGGCTTCCGCACCGAAGCGGGCGGATTGCACGTCGGTAGCAGTCGTCAGAAAGATGTTCTCGCCAGCAGGCGATGTGGGCGTGAGGATTCCAACCGATCCGCGCAGCCCGGCCCGGGTTGCATATCGGTCTTGCTCAAAGCTCAAATGCCCATCCCTGAAGCTCCGGCTGTCGTGCCCCAGCACCTTGGCTGTCTTGTTCAGGTACAGCACCAGCTCGGACAGCATGCCCTCGTAGCCGCGCAATGGCGGGTGCACCTCACCGCGTCCAGCAGCCGCGCGGATGAGGTTGGTTTCTTCGCGGATCGACTTGTGGACGTCCAGCTCGGCGCGTGCCGCGCTGGTGGGTCGGTGGCAATACCACGTGGCGGTTTCGGCCTCACTGTAATTGCGCTGCCAGCGGGCACGGAACTGCGGCTTCACGCGGCCATCCACGCGCGCGCCGATCACGAACTCGCCGCGCGCCTCCCAGTCCATGTAGAAGAGCGGCGCCGCGCAGTAGTTGCGGTGCGTTGCGCTCACCTTGCCGCCAGCGGCGCGAAGCACGGCATCCGGGTACTGGTTGTCCTTGAACCGGTTGATGATGACCTGCCGCAGAGGGCCCAAGGGCGTGCCCAAACCATCCGACGTGTTCGGCATCCCATAGCCCAACGGCGCGGCGGGTGAGCGCGGGGTGATGACGAAGCCCTCCGGGAACCACACGAGACGCGAGATGGCGCCGATTGGCTCCTCCTGCGGCACCTCCTGCCGGTCCGCGCGCATGGTCACCCGCTCCACGGGGCCCGCAAGCTGTGCCGTGACCACTGAGCCGTCTCCCATCTCACGCCGCATGCCCAGCACAGGCACGCCCGACGCACCTGCGAGCAGCTTCGCCTGGAACATCAGGCGGCGCGCCTCGGCATCGAGCGACTGGGAATCGCCGTTGCCAGAGGTGGCGCGCCCTGGCGCCGTGAACGGAAGCCGGTCGGTCATGTCAGGCGGCCAGGGGCTGCAGCCGGATGCGGTAGCCGATTTCGACCTTGTCGCCGTCGAAATACACACGGTCCTTGGAGAACCGCGCGACCGACACCAGCGTCCCCGACGTGCTGCCCTTGATGGATTCGGACAGGAGAGCCGCGCCGCGCACCGTCAGCGAGGTGGCGGTGGCCACCGTGAAGACCGCCTTGTTTGCGACGGCGTCGATCACGCCATTTGCTGCAGCGCCGGGCACCCACAGTTGGCGCAGGCCCTCGGAGTAGCCTTCCGTGTTGCTGGTGATCTCGGTAGCCGCTGCCGAGAACGTGGCCGCCGTCACCGCGTCGGTCGGCGTGTACGCGCCGGAGAAAAGCGCGATGTAGAACTGCGGGTGGACCGTGCCGCCAGCCAGCGCGGCCGACAGCAAGTAGTTGAACCCCTGGCTGGGAATGCGGTTGCGCTCGACCTCGGCCGGCCCGCCGTTCACGGCAATGGTGTACTCGCCGCAGGCCTTGATGCCCAGGTCGTGGGCTAGCAACAGCCCGTCTTCCGTCTCATCGAAGCGCTGGCGGTCCAGCGCGCGTGCGATTGCGTGTGTTTTCAACATGGGTATCCCTCGTTGGTTGAGTCAAGAGCCACGCCGACGATCGGCGAAGGCGAGGAAGCCGTGAGCGTGACAACCTGACGGATGCCGCCGCGCAGCAGCAGAACGGACCGCCCGGCGATGTCGGGCGAGAGCCTGATGCGGCCAGGCTGCAGCGGTCGGGCGACCCCGCCCGGGGCCCCGGCGAAGTACCCTTCCTCACTCAGCCATACGGCTTGAGCGCCCTGCCCATCGCCGGCAAGCTGATCGGCTGGTACGAGAAGAGAGGAACAATGGACGGCCTTGGCCGACGAGGCGAGCGACTGCGTCCAGGCGGAAGGATCCGAACCGCCCAGCCACCACACCCCGCGGCTGTCTCCGACGTAGGCGCCGCCTTCCACCAGCTCAACAAAGCGGATGCGGCCAACGAAGCGGACGAAGCCCCGGCGCGGAGCGATGAGGTGCGGGCGAAGCGGTTCCGAGAACCATAGGGTGTCTCCGGAGGCCACGTAGATCCGCCCCGCGTAGGCCCGAACCAAGTGCCCGCTCGGGAAGGGCGCCAAGTCCAGGGTTTCGCAAAGGGCGCCGCCCGGATAGACGGTGAGCGCATAGTCAGCGGACAGGGCCTCGAACTCCTCGGCCAGGTAGAGCACGTCACCATCTGGAGGCGTCACATACGCCCTGTAGCGATACCCTGGGGCCACCGTCAGGCCGGTGAGCCTGAGCCCTGCCGAGGTATCGGCCTGGCCGACGATGCACGCCGCGGATTCCTCGCCATTGCCGTCAACCAGCGAGATGGCCACCGTGTAGCGGCCCGGCGTCAACGTTCCGGAATCCCGCGCCTGTACTTCCGGAAGCGCGTCGGGCAGTTGGACGCCGGCGGGCGTCGCCAAGTCTCGACCGGGATCCATGGCCAGCAGCCCTTTGGCGCACACGACATAGAGGCGCCCGTTGTACTCAGTGAAGGCCACGGGCCCCAGGCCGATCTGCGCGACCATGAGGCTGGCGTACGTACGGGTGTCCACCTGCAGGAGCGCGTCCCCGCGAACCACCAGAAGTTTCCCGCCGAAGGCATGTGCGTGGGTGAAGCCCGTGCCCACGGCCACCGGCGTGTAACCGTCGCGCCGTCGGAACTGTCCGCTGCGATCGATGTCCACGTTGATTGCTTCGCGGACGGTTCCCGCCGGCATCTCCACCTCGTCGGAGAGCAGGTCCATACCCAGCACCGGCAGTGGTATGCGCGCCATCAGGCCACCTCCCTCGCATTCCGCAGGTCGCGCCACCAAGCCGGACTCACGCCCTCCGAATGCCATGCGATCGCCCCATATGCGCCGCTTGAAGCCGTCACGGTGAGGAACAACTCGTTTCCAAGCGGAATGCCGCCGGCGGTTCCCCTGACCACCGTCACGCCCGGAGAAAACACGTTCGCCCGCACAGATCCTTCGGCGTTTGCTCCGGTGCCGGTCTGCGTGGAGTGCTCGATCTCCCCGCCATCGGCCGGCGTGAAGGTGATGGCGTACTGAACCAGCGTGCCGCCGGCTCCTCCCTCGACGCCGAAATACACGTAGTCGTCGCCGAAGAAGCTTTCGTTCTGCCCCGCGTTCGTCGCCAGGAACGGCGCCTGTGCGGGATGCCCTTGGGGCCCTACGGAGCCCCAGCCCATCTTCGTCGGCGGAACCGGTTGCGGCCCGCTCGCCCCCTCGGCGTACCAAGACCCGGAGCCATAGGCACCGTCAACGCCCGTGATCACATAGAAGAGCTTGTTGCCGGAGACCTGGGGCGCGATGACTTCGATTTCCACGACGCCGGCATTCAGCGGCCCACCGCCGAAGTCTGGCACATAGAAGCTCATCGGATCCGAGGATCCGGAGATGGTCGAAACAACAGGCTCGCTGCCGTCTTCCGGCGTGAACGTCAGCCGTACGGTGTATCCCTCCGGGTCGCCGTCGGCGACGACGAAGCCGAAGTACCCGACCACGTATCGACCCATGGAGCCGCTGCCAAAGTTGTCGGTGCTCGCCGGCGGCTCCATGCGGTTTGCGCCACCCAGCCAGCCCAGAAGAGGAGCGCTCATGCCCGGCCCTCCCTGTGCTCGATCTCTATCCAACGGCGTGCCATCACCTGGGCGGTGAGCATGCGCGGGTCGCGGCTCCAGCCATTCGCGCGCCTGTTCCAGATGTAGCCGACCCTGGGCACGTAGGCCGCGCCGGCCGCGCCCATGGCCCAGTACAGCATGTGCTCCGTCCAGTAGGTTCCCCGCGGCAGCCTGGCTGCAGCAGCCTTCGCGCTGATGGTGCGCATCAGCACCAGGTGGTGCAACCCCATGGGACCGCAACGGTGCCGATCACGGTCGTAGTCGTACCAGGAGCGCCGCACATCGGCGCGCCCGGGCTCGCGCAGAATCTCATCCGTGTACGCCAGGGGAACCGCCATCGCGTCCGCCCGAGTTGCGCACACCTGCAGCACGTCCAGATAGTCCGCGGGCAGTTCGTCATCGTCATCCAGGAAGAAGCACCAGGGGGTACGGACTGCGCCGAGCGCATCGAGCCTCGCAGCATGCAGATCCGCCGGGTTCCTGAGCGTCTGCACGCGACCAAGCACCTCCAGCCCCGGCAACTCAATGCACACCGGGGAAGCGGAGAGGACGATGGCGGTGATGAGGGAAGACATGTCAGCAGAGCACCGCATTCATGTGCGGGGGTTCTTGTCGCGTTGTGCGACGCAGATCGGAGTCCCACAGCGGGCCGAAATAGGCCGTGAAAGCACGCTCATCAGGTCGATGTGCATGGTTGCGGTATCGGTCATGGCAGGACCCCCCGGTTGAAGTGCTGCACGTCGGCGCGCGTGTCGCGGCGCAGGTCCGCGTCGGGCATCGGGCCGAAGTAGGCCGTGAAGGCGCGTTCGGCCAGCACGGCACGGTCAGGGTCGAAGCTCTCGCTGTCGGGCAAGCTGAACGCCCGGTGCAGGGCCCATTGGATCAGGTGCTCGTGGTGCGCCTCGTGGATCTCGGGCTTGGCGGTGTCGTTGTCCACGTCGAATGGCTTCAGCGGGAGGCGGTAGCACTCCAGCTCCAGCACCTCGCCGTTCTCCACCCGGCCCACCACGCGCAAAGTGGTGTCGTCCTGGATGACCCAGTCGCTCGCGTCGTCACGGTCGCGCCAGCCCGGCACCTCCGCATCCAGCCATTCCCGCGTCACGATGCTCATTGGCCGCGGCTTGCTGTCGCTCGCGCGCAGGACCTGCAGATGGATGATCTCGAAGACGGACGCGTGCAGGGGGTAAGTGTGCCTGCCTGCGGCCAGCTCAATGCGGGTCACCTCGGGCCGCGCGTCCTCCCGGATGAGCCGACGACGGATGCAGGCCTGAGCCTGCGCATCGTTGAGCCAGTCGACCACATCCTCGCTCTCGAACAGGTAGGGCTCCACCTTGTCCTTGGCGAGGGTGCGGAAACGGCGAATCAGGTCTTCCAGCTTCATGGCATCCCGTACTGGTCCACGAAGCCCTTCACCATGTCGCGCAGCTTGGCCTCGCCGGTGTTCGGGTGCAGCTTCTGGCCGAACTTGTCGGCCGCGAACGCGAGGAGCGCCTGCTTGTCCATGGATTCGATGGAGTCCAGCAGTGCGAAACGGGCATCGTCCTGCTCGCGCTGCTCGTCTTCCTTCTTTTTGGCCTCGGCCAGCTGCTGCTGGGTGTCGTCTGCCTGCTTGGCCAGGGCGCCCTGCTGGGTCGCGTCCTCGGCGGCCCCGGCATCCGCGCCCTTGAACACGTCGGTGTGCTGGAGGAAGCGGGCGGCCAGCGGAGCGGGCACGAGGCGCGTTTGCCCGCGCGCGAACGTGAGCCCGGAACGGTAGAGGCGGTCTTTGAATGGCTCGTCGTTGCCGATGTAGGTCACGGCAACGTCCTGGGTCTGGCTCATGTCAGGCTCCTGGGTGGTATGGGGAAAAGCCGGGACGCAGGGCCCCGGCCTTCGGTCTGCGCGGGCCAGTTACTTCGGACCGATCCGCTCGCCCGTCACGATGAAATCGGCGCGGCCGGCTTCCGCCACGGCGGCGCCCGTGATCGTGAGCACCAGGTAGGCCTCCTTGGCGAGCTTCACCGGGGCCTTGGCGCTGCCCGTGCGCAGGCGGGCCGCGGCACTGAGCGCCAAGTCGGCGCCGAAGTAGGCCGCGTCCTGGGGCACCACGGCATCGTCCACGCCATCGATGTAGAGGAAGCCGACGGAGCCGGTCACGCCCGCGCCGAGGTGGTCGGAAACGATGATCTGCAGGTCGTGCAGATCGAAGCCCTGGGGCAGGGTCTGCAGCGCCACGACATCGTTCACGGCCAGGGGCGCGGTGGAGTTGGCGTTGAGGACGGAGCCGTTCGCGAGGGTCTGCAGCGTGGCGCGCAGCACCGTGACGTTGCCGTACGGCGTGAAGCCACCGAACTGGTGGTCGCCGATGAATTTCTTGAGGATGGTTGCCATCTTGGCCTCCAAGGTGATGGGAATGGAGCCGGGGCCGGGCACCTCGCGGCGCCGGCCCCGCGGGTCATCAGAAGCGCGGCTTCATGATCTTCACGGCGGTGTCGAGGACGGTCACGCCGTGGTCGGTGTATTCCTTGTGGTCGCCGTGATCCACCGCGAAGCGGATCTTGGACATCCCCAGGATGGCGCCGATCAGGATTTCCATCTTGTCGCCGTGATCGCCCTTCTCCTCGCTCCAGAAGAACGGGATGCCCGAGTGCTCCGATGCACCGAAGGCCTGGGCCAGCGCTTGGCCCCCCAGCAGCAGCGCACGCTCCACGGCGAATCCGGTACCGAACGCGGCAGGCACCACGCACGACGATTCCTGCTCGCTCGCATAGTCGGCGCAGTACTTGACCGTGTCGCCCGCGTAGAAGCGGATCGGCTTCGGGTTCTTCAGGATCAGGATGCCGTTCCACAGCCCGGCATCGCCGAGGAACAGCGGGTGGTCCTTGGCGAGACGGGCACGTGCGTGGGCGTTGGCCTGGAACGCGCGGAACGCGGGGTCCGTGGCGAACTGGCTGTACTGGCCCGGGCCGGCCAGCAGCACGCGGATGGGGCTGTCCGTCGCGGCCTGGTCGTTGTCGAACTCCACCGGGGGCGGCGGCAGCGCGATGGAGTCGCCCCACTGCCGCAGGGAGTCCACCACGTCCATGGAGAGGCCGTCCGTCGTGGCGATCACCATCTCGCCAGAATTCGCCCGCAGCTCGCCCACCGAACCGCTCCCCGCCACCAGGTGGCGGTTGCGCGTGGGAGCCTTCACCCGGTTCACCATGATGTCGGCGAACTTCGGATGCGTGTCCACGGGCACGGTCCATTCGATCTTGTGATCGTGGTAGCCCCGGGCGCCGGCCAGGTGCACCAGGATCGACTGGTCGATGTAGGCGTCCATCAGGCGCTGAGCTTTCGGGCGGCCGAAGCGACGCATGTCGAACGGGCTGCGGATCTGCGTCATGGTGTTGCCCATGTCGATCGGGAACCGCGCCTGGTTCACCCGCAGCTTGTCCTCGGAATAGGACATGCCGGTGCCGCGGCCCTCGGCATGCTCGCTGCCCATGATCGGGTACGCGCCGATGGGGTTGTCCAGGTGGAAGGTCACCTCGTCGCCCTTGTTCTTCGTGAGGTTGTCCGCACGAACGATAGGCATGGAGGTCTTCGACTGGTTGCCCTTGGTCGCCGCGATGGCCGCGTCGATCTTGGGCATGGAGCCAGTCAGGTGGCGCATCTGGGTGTTGCGCTGGGTGCAGGTGTGGAAAACGCCCACAGCCTGCTGGATCATCGCGCCCGGAGCGCCGGCCGGGGTGTTGGTCTTGGTGTTCACATGAACCTCCTTAGATCTGCTTGTTCAGCCAGGCCTCGATCTGCGCGGGCGACATGTTGGCCGTCGCCTGCAGCATCTCGAGGCCGCTCATGTCCGCCGTGGCATCCAAGGCCGACGCTCCCGCCGCGTGCCCGCCAGGGATGCTGGAAAGGCTGGACGGGGGATCGGCCTTGGCTTTCGCCAGGGCGGCTTGCGCTGCGGCCTTGGGGTCGGCCGCAGCTGGTTGAGACGAGGGTTTCGCGGTCGCCGCCTTGTATGCGTCGAACACCTCCACGATCTGGGCCGCGCTGCCGCCCGTTTTCGCGTCGAACAGTCCCCGGTACGCGTCGCGGACCACGCTGGGGTGCGAGTCCACCCACGCCTGGAACTCCGAGCTCTGCACGATGGAGTCCGCGTTGGGGTGCGCCTTGTAGATGGCGTCGAAGTGCGAGCTGGCCGCGTCCTGCTGGTGCTTGGCCTGCAGCGGCTCCACGGCTTTGGCCACATGCGCCTGCACCTGGGTCGCTACCTGCTGGGCCACCAGCTTTTCGATGCCGGCTTTCAGCGCCTCCTCGGAGAAGTCGCCGAACAGGTCCGCGTCCGCACCCGCTTCGATGGCCGCCGCTGCGGTGGCTGCCATGTTGTCGGTCTTGGTCGGGGCCTGTCCGGCGTCTGCCCGGGCCTGCGCCTGCGCCTGCAGATCGGCCAGTTGTTGCTGAGCGGCTTCTGCGGCGGCCTGCCATTGCTGAGCGCCCTTGCGGGCCTCCTCCAGCTTCGCGTAGGGGATGGTGTGTTTGCCATCCTTCGCCAGCACCACGGCCTTCGACGGGTCGATCTGCGACTCATCCACCTCCGTTGCGCTGACATCCACGGTCTTGCCGTCGTCGGCCTTGCCCTGGGCGGGCTGCTCCTGTTCGTTGTCGGTGTCGGCCTTGGCCGCGCCTTTGTCGTCCGTCGCAGTGGTGGTCGTGGGCGCGCCACCTGCATCCGGCACCGTTGCGGTGCTGGTATCGCCCGTGCCTTCCAAGGCCAGTGCCTGAAGGGCCTGCTCCGGCGTCAATGCGCTGTCGATGCCGCTGTAGAAACTCTCGTGTGATGTCGTCATGCCTGTCCCGCCACATGTCGCCGTGGCCGCAAGGGGCCAGCAATCCGGAGCGGCCATGGAGGCCGCGCCATCTGCTCGTGGATCCGGTGCGCTCGCACGCTCCGGGCATCGCTTCCCGCTCGCGCGTTCTGCTTGGGGATCAGTGTCGAAAGAGGCCGCGTTTTCGCTATGCCCTATACCGGGCGGGCTACGATGACGGCAGGAGGAGCATTGGTTATGCGTTATGCGCTCGTGAACGGAGAGAGAGCCGAGCCGCAGCCGAAACTACGCGGCGCCTGCCGCGCCTGCAGCGAGGAGGTCACGGCGAAGTGCGGGAAGCACGTTGTCTGGCACTGGTCGCATTTGGCGACCACCCACTGTGACCCATGGTGGGAGCCGGAAACACAGTGGCACCGCGACTGGAAGGACTGTTTCCCCAGGGACTGGCAGGAGGTGCCAGCCCGCGAACCGGGTACCGAAGAACTTCACATTGCGGACGTCAAAACACCGCATGGCCTTGTGGTCGAGTTTCAGCATTCCACGATCCACCCAGACGAGGTGCGAGCCAGGGAGCGCTTCTACGGCAACATGATCTGGGTTGTTGACGGGTGCCGGTTGCCGAGCGACGTGGTTGTCTTTCCCAGTTGCGTCAAGGACAGTGCTGAAGATGTGCACGATTTTCACTGGATCGGCAGAAGCAAACTATTCCAGCGCTGGCATACCGAAAAGCCCGTGTTCATGGACTTCGGAAGGAATGGGCTTTGGCAGGTGCACCGTTTCAATCTCTCGACCCGCAAAGGCAAGCTGATATGGACTCCGCGCTCAGAGTTTGTGGAGGCCGTAGCAGGCAACACCTTCGACTTTTCATTTGAAGGTGGGCCTGCTGCCAAGTAGCGCTGCCCGCGCTACCCGATGTTGTCGGCGGTGGTCGGCGTCTCGATGCCGCGCTCCCCTCTGCTCGCTTGCTGCGGTACGGGCGGGAATGCTGGGCTCGTGTTCTCCCGCACACCCGTGGCGTCTTCCATAGCAGCCGGCCCCTGGCCCTGGATGTACGGGCTCTTGATGTTCATCGCCGCGGTCTGCGCGGGCACGGGGAAGTTCGGATCGTCTCCGCCCGGGTTGGGTGCTTGGTAGCCCGCGCCCTGCATGATCTTGTCCGCGATCGGCGCGATCATGGGCATCTGCGCGACTTGCGCCCCGCCCTGCATGGCCGAGAAAGCCGCCTGCACGCCTGTCTGCACCGCCTGGGCCATGATCTGTTTGATCTGGGCCTCCGTCAGCCGCTCCTTCATGTCCAGCTCGCGTGCCTTGAGGTCGTTGCCGGCCTGCTTGAGAGCGTCGGCGACCGCCTGCTTGATGCGCTGCTCGACCTGCTCCGGCGTCTCCTGTGCGCCAGCCGCGCGCAATGACTCCACCAGTTCGCGCTTGAACGGCACGTCCATGAGGCTGGCCATGAAAGGCATGGCAGCGGCCTGGTACTGCGCCGGGAGCGACTTGATCGTCTCGGACATGGCTTGCAGCTGCTGGCCCCGGAAGCTGGCCGTGCTCGGGACATCCTCCAGCGAGACCTTGAGGCGGGTCCGCTGCAGATCGTTGGACAGGTAGGGTAGCCCCGTCTCCGGGTCCGTCTCGGGCTTGTTGATTGTGATGACCCGCTTCGCCCGCACCGCGTCGCCTTCGATCACGATGGTCTGCTCCTCGGTGCCCATATCCTGGACCAGCATGGACAGCAGCAGTTCGCCCACCTGGGTGCGACCGCGCTTGAAGTTGCCCATCATGTGTGCGAGGGACTGGTTGGCCTGCTCCACCTGGGTGGCCTCCTGCACGCCGCTGGTGGCCGTGCCGCGGCGGCCCGAGAACGCGCCGGCCGCGGCTGGGTTCACGCGCTCGATAGCCTGCCGCGCATTGTTCAGCATGTCCAGCTGTTGGGCGTTCATCTGGTAGTCGCGCTCCACCTCGAACCTTGCGCCCGGCTGCGCCATGGCGGCTGGGTCCAGCACCACGTCGGCGTCGAGGCGGCCGATGGTTCGCCGGAACTGGTCATCCGTCATCGCCACCGCACCCTTGGTGCGCACGGTGCGGAACGCCGACATGCCCCAGCGAAGCCGCGAGTTACCCGAGTTCAGCGTGTCCTGCTGGTAGAGCATGTTGCGGATGTACCCGAAGGGCACGTTCGTCTGGTCCTCCCGGAAGCCCCAGAAGGGGACGTAGGGGAAGAAGCGATGCGCATAGGGCGTGGGCCCATCGAACAGCACGTGCGGGCCGAGCCAGTATGAGCGGCGCACCTTTGCCACGGTCGCGCGGCGGAACTGCACCAGGTTGTTCGCGATGGCATGCTCGTGCGCGGGGTTGGCGCGATCGAACTCCACCACTCGGCCGTCCGGGCTCTTGAGCACGATCACGTCGGACCAGCGCCGGTACCACAGCTCCGATGCGCAGATCTCCTTGTTGAACGGGTTGTACCAGCGGTCTTCTGCGATGGTCCATTCGCGCGCCACGTCGGCCGCGCGGCTCAGGCCGGTGCTCTGCCCACCCTCGTCGTACCCATCGTATTCGTTCCACCACGCCGTGCCCGACTTGCCGAACCGGCGGATCAGCTCCTTGTGCTCGGGGAACACCCGCACCAGCCGCGACGGGTGCATCCAGCGCTGCCGGCGAAGCCAGCGCGCGCGCAGCAGCTGGTCGTCGCTCGGGTCGCTCATGTCCCAGTGGATCTCATTGCGGTTGATGGGCAGGCACTGGAAGGGGTAGCCGAACGGGTCGTCCGATTTGCTGACCTCTACCCAGCCCACGCCCACGCCGATCTGCGGATAGAAGGCCCGCGAGCATGCGTCATCGGCCCGCGCGTTCCGCTCCGCCTCGTTCAGCTTGAAGTTGATCGCGTCCGCCACATCCTGCCCGCCAGGCTGCCCGTTGGGCGTCACGCGCCAGTCCGTGCGCGTGGCCTCCTCGTAGCCCCGGATGCCCTCGAGCGCGGCGCCGATCAGGTTTTCCATCGACGGCGGGATGCCCAGGGCTTGCTGGGCCTGCAGCAGCTCGGTCTTGAGCTGATTGCCGTCCGCGTAGTCCATCTCCTTGTCGGCCTGCCGACGCCAAGCCTTGGGCTGGTTGTCGATCTCCTCGAGGATCTGGGTGTACTCGCTCAACGACAGCGGCACATCGCCATCGGGGGTGTCCACGGGGTCGATTTCGTTGGTGGTCATGGTGTCGTGCTCAGTAATAGGATGGGACCGGCGCCTCGACGTAGCCGCCCTGGTCGCTCATGAGTTCGAGCAGGCCCAGCTCCTTGGCCTGTGCCCATTGCCGGAAAGCGTCAGCGCCCTCGCTGCACCCGTTGCTCTTGTCGGGTGTGCTGTCCAGGTATCGGGCATCAGCCTGACTCCACTTCTTCTTATAGTGGGCCAGCCGCTCGACGCCCTTCTTCGTCCCCTCCAGGTCGAACCAAGCGGACTTGAAGTGCTTGCGCGTGGTCAGGATGCCAGTCATCAGCTCGGTGACCCGCGGCACGATGAAGAACTTGTGGCCGGGCAGCAGGCCCTGCAGCTGCTCCTTGACCGACTTGTTGTAGTCGCCCAGGCGCTTGTGGTCCGCGTCGTGTGGGAGGAAGTGACCGCCGTAGACGAAGCCCCGGCGCTGCAGCTCCGTGGCGTAGTGGCGCAGGTCCTCGTCGTGCTCTTCGTAGTACCCGATGAAGCGGTCCTGCATCCGCGAGCACTGCATGAACCAGATGGCAGTCCCATCGCTGCTGCCGATGTCCCAGAAGGTGAACACAGGCAGGTCCAGCATCGGCACGGTCGTGATTCCGCCGCGCTTGCGCACCAGCATCAGTTCCTTGGCGTAGTAGTTGCCCTTCGTGGACTGCTGGAAGGCCTCCTGCGGGGTGGACGGGTATTCCCGCCACATCTGGTCCTCGGCGCCTGCGAAGTCGTTGTTCAGCTTCTCGACGTACCAGGCGCGCTGCCCGGTGTCGATCGTGCAGCCCATCAGGCTCTCGATCTCGTCGAAATAGTCCTGCAGCTCCTGGCTGACCACCACGCCCGCCGGGTCCATGCGATAGGCAGGATCCTGCCACCACGCATAGAAGTGGAAGCGGTATTGCGAGGCCGTCAGCCGGCCCGCGCCGGTGACCAGCGCCATGGCGCGCTGGCACATCCGGTAGAACTCGCCATCCTGCCCTTCCGCGGTGCTCTCCACCACGATGATCCCGGACAGCGGGACAGCCTGGAAGGAGCCCGTGACCACTTCGACGGCCTTGTGCGGGAACTTGGCGCAGATCTTCCCGAACTCGCTGACGTGCAGACGGTGGATGGTGCCACCGCGAACGGAGGTGGCCACGCGCAGGCTGGAGTTGTTGTGGGCGAACAGCAGCTCCTTGGTGCTGGCCCGCGCGAGGGGGAAGCGCTGGCGGATCTCCTCGGGCAGGTGGTCGTAGGCGAACACCACCTTGTCGCGGAAGATGGCTTCGGCCGTCTCGCGATCCTGGGCGATCATGCCGCAGCGCTGGTTGCCGTTGAACAGCGCGTGATCCAGCCACATGAGCGCGATCAGCGTGGTGAAACCCAGCTGCCGCGCCTTGAGGATGAGGTTGCGGTTCCAGAGCCGCATGATGAACCGGCGCTGCGCGCGGTTCGGCTTGAACGGCATCACGAACGAGTCGTCGTCGTCGCTCTCACCCTTGACGATGATCTGGTACAGGCACCCCGAGAAAAGTCTCCACTCCGGGTCCATGAGGCACCGGGCCAGCTCGGCCTCGTCGGTGGGGACCATGGTGGGGTGGGCCGCGATGTGCGGACCGCGCTTGGGTCGGCGCCGGTTGTCCCAGCGGTGGCCCACCTGCGCGTCTACCTCCTGCCCGGGCTTGATGGCCACGGCGTCTTCATCCTCTTCCAGCGTGCCGGGCTCGGCCGGCGCCGCGGCGCGCTTAGACCGGGGCGCCGCCATCGTCATCCTCGCGGGGCTCGAACCCGTTCGTGCCGGATGGCGGGGGCGCCTCTGGGTCATCCGCCACGGGCTTGAACCCATTGCTGTTGCCGTTCGCGATCCGGGCCAGCAGCGCGGCCAGCGGGTCGGCCTTCTGCTGGTTGTCCTTCTCGTAGACGCCCAGGTGCCGCGCCAGCTTCTCGATGGCGTCCATCTTGGAGTGCATCTTGATCTCGATGCCGTCCTTGGTCTGCTTCGCGCCGGCATAGAGGGCCGCAGCTGCGCCGCTGATCTTGCGGGTGTCCTTCAGTACCACGCGCGGGGCACCATCGCCGCCGCAGTGCGGGCACTCGGGGTTGGGCTGCAGGAGAGGGTTGAACCCGATCCCGCCTGCTTCGTCGAACTCGGCAGGGTTCTTGCCCTTCTCCACCCAGTCCTCGCGGTCCCGGTTCATCTCGCCCACGGTGCGCTGGTACTTGTGCCCTTCGCCGTGGCAGCAGCGGCAGCAGCCGGTACGCACCTCCACCAGCTCGCGCGCATCGGCCAGAGCCACGCTGACGATCTCCTGCAACACGCGGTCCGCGGTGATCTCGGTGCGTGCCTGCTGGCGCTTCCTGGCTTCGGACACCGCCAGTTGGATGTCCGGTTTTGACAGGTTCTCCGCGCCCATCTGGCGAGCCGTGCCGGGGCTGTAGCCGGCTCGGATGGCGGCCTGGGTGGCGTTCAGGTCCACCAGGTACTCGTCGACGAACTTCTCTTGCTTGGGCGTGAGCCCGAGCTGGGCGCGCTCGGCCTGCGGCGGTGGGGCGTTCTTCGGAAGCTGGGCGGCCTTGCGTGCCTGCTTCTTGGCTGGGGCCTTCTCCAGCCGTGGCGTGGGTGTCTTCTTCACAGCGGGCTTGGCCGATGCCGGCGCTGCAGGCGCGGCCTTGCCTGCGGCCCGTTGAGGGGCTGCAGGCTTGGGGGCTATGGTCTTGCGGGGTGCAGGCTTCTTCCCTGCCGGTTCTCTGGCCATGGTCAGGAAGTGTCCCGGGCCATGGCGGGGGAGTCGAACCCTATGCCGGGTTGCCGTGCGGCGCCCGGTCTTGGCACGGCGCGATCGGGGGTCAGATCGGCAGCAGGTGCTGCTGTAGCTCCGGCTTGCTCGCGAGCGCCGCCTTCAGTGCCCGTTCCAGCTTTCCCACGCGCGCAGCCAGCTCGGTGGCCAGGAAAAGATGCTGCCGGCCGTTCTCGATGACGCGGGCGTCTTCCGCGAAGCCTCCCAGCGCGCGCGCCGCCGTGCGGGCCTCGGTGGGCGACAGGTCCAGCACCTGCTCGCCGATCTCCAGCTTCACCATGCCGTCGGGCAAGATGCCGCAGAAGATGGCGCGCGGCGGCGGGAACGTCTCGACCAGCTCGTAGTAGCCCCGGGTGAGGCGTTTCAGCTTGCCGTCGTCCACCAGCGCGCGCAGCCGGTCGTCCACGATGCCGAGCTTCAGGCCGGTCAGCGAGGCCACCGTGTCGCGCGAGGCCTGCTGGTCCAGCCCCCGAAGATCGCGCACGGCATCGAACACCCGCTGGGTGCTGGTCAGGGGCTTGCCCTGGGGTGCTTCGGTCTTAGGCTTGTCCATTTCCATATTCGTCCCCCTTCCACGGTTTCAGCTTGACAGGCCACAGGCCCGCTTGTTCGATCTCTCGGCGCGTCTCGGCGGCCCACCGCTCGCCCAGCAGCCGATGCGCTTCCCTGCCGCCCTCCACCAGCTGGTACTGGTCGAACAGCTCGTGGCAGCCCACGCGGCCGGGCGCCACCGTGCAGAGCGGAAAGCCCCGGCGGTCGTCCACCTTGAGCCCCATCCCCTTCCCCTGGTTCTCGTGGGCATGCTGGCTGTGGCCGTGGCGGCCGCAGGCCTTGCAGGGCATCGCAGCGACGAGGCGCCGGTAGGGCTCGCTGCGCAGCAGCTCCTCCTTCGGAATGGTGGTGGGCACCGCCTGCGGGTCCACCAGCGCATGGACCACAGCCGGGGCGAACGCGGGCCGGCGCGCTTGGAGCGCTTTCAGCTGGAGCGTGAACGCTGCAGATTCCATCGCCGCACGTGCGCGCGCGGCCAGGCGCTCCGCGCGATCTGGCTCCGCCGCGGGCAGCCCCCGGGAGGCCGAGGCGAACCGCGAGCGCTTGAGCCCCACGGTGCCGCGGCTCATGGGCTTGGTGCGGGTCAGCATGCCGGTGCCTCCTCGCGCGGGGCGAACTCGATGCGCGCGCGCCAGCAGTCGGCCGGGCGCGCCCGTTTCAGCTTCACGACGCGGTAGCGGGTTGTGGCGCGCGGACCGTTCGCCAGGATCAGGTAGTCGCCCACCTTCACGCCCAGGCCATGGCCGACCACGGACGCCGTCTTTCCGTCCTCGCTCACCGTGATGAAGGTGATGTTGTGGCCCCAGGTTGGGGAGGTGTAGTCGTGCGTCGTGCTCATGCCGCCCTCGCCTTCTTCTCTGGGGCTGCCTGGCGGAACGTCCATCCCACCATCGCAGCATCGCGCTCGTGCTGATTGCACCGGCCCTGCCAGCCGGTGTAGGCCTTGAAGTTCTCGGCGGCGCGCTTCGGGCCCTTGGCCGCCGGGCTGATGCCTTGGGCGGCTATGCCCAGCTCCTTGCAGATCATGTCGATCAGGCCGCACCACGCATCCACCGTCCCCAGGTCGCGCGCCGTGGCCAGGGCGGCGCCCTTCGCGGCCTTGCTGTGCGCGTTCCAGGCGCGACTCTGCAGACGTGAGTCCTCGTAGATCACCCAGTCCGGCCGGGCAGCGCGGATGGTGCGCTCCAGCTCAAGCGGCGTGATCGTGTCCAGCGCCACCAGCTTCCCGCCCTCGAAAGTGGCGAGGCCGGTGTCCATGCCCGGGTCGATGCCCAAAATCTTGCTCATGCCGTCCTCCGGGCGATCAGCGCGGTGAACATGCCGCCTTCCTCGCGCCATGACCGGTGCTTGCGCACGTCGGCGATCGTCGGCTTTGCCACGCCGTACTCCCGCGCCAGTTCACCATCTGTGGCGCCAGCATCGATGCGGGCGCGGATGGCACGGACCTTCTCCCAGTCCAGCTTTCCCGTGCGTTGCTTCGCGCGTGCGATCCGCGCCCGCTGCAGTTGAGTAACGGACTTCCCGATCGCCTTGTCTTCGCGGCGTCCGAGGTACATGTGCTGGTACTCGACGCATCGATCGTTCTCGCAATCCACGCGCACTGTCTGCTGGTAGCCCAGCGGGCCGCGCTTGATTTGCCAGATGGTCCGCCGCACCGACGTGGGCGCACTGTCTTTCCCGATGCAGGCCATGGGGCCACGCCTGGGGTCCAGATACCCCGGCCACTCCAGACAGCCATCCATCATCCTGCGGCTACGGTTGGTGAGGATCTCGAGCTTCAGCTCGTCGGTGAAGTCCCAGTCCTTGAGCACCAGATGGGGGATGCCTTCGATGTAGACGCTGCGGATCAGGTCTTCCGCCTTCAACGCTTCCAGGATGGCGCGCAGGCGCTGGCGCACTTCATGGTTGCGGGAGCCGGCCAGGTCGAGCGTGCGCACCGGCCCCTCGGTGATCCTGGCGAGCACAGCATCGCGTGTGAATTCCATCTTCATCATGGCTTGGTGCCCTGGAATGCGTCCACGCGCTGCTGAGCGACGGCCTTGAGCGCACGGGTCCGCCGGCGGTCCTGCCACGCTCGCACCTTGAGGAGGCGCTGGGCCCGGGGCATGCCGCGGGTCAGCAGCGCGCGCAGCGTCTGCAGC